AACTCCTTGAGTTCCAATAAGATCGCCGGTAAAAGAGTTGGAACGTTTTGTGCGAATTTATAAGTTCGACCACCTATATTAAATGTCTCATAAGTCACTCCATCTATATTTCCATATTCCTTTTCATTCATAACATACGACGAGTAGCAAAGGTTGTGTGCCATCATGATAGATGGATATAGTGCCTCAAAATCTAGAGCTGTGATCGGTGTGTAGTAGGCACCTTTCTGTGCGTCGAGGACAGTCGCACCTTCGTACGGTTCTTCGGGCAACTGCCCATAACGAATCGTTGGTACCATAAATCCCAGCTCCCTCGCCTTCTTCGTCAACTGACTGAACACCTTTATTTGTTGCCCACGTTCGACGAGAAAACATAGAGGTACCCAGGTAGCCTTGGCCATCTCCAGGAGGTTCAAAAGAATACACAACTTCTTCATGAGCCTATGTGGAAGAAGTGTATCCTTAATACAATATTCCGCAACTTCGCCAAGTTTTTTTGGATCTTCTTCTATAAATCGAGCAAACATTTCCTTTGGTGGCATGTCAATCTTTTGATCCCCAAGATAGAGCTTGGAAACTTCATTGAGTTTATATGAGTCTAGCTTGTACCCCTTCTTCACCTCATGGAATAAATCAAAGATGAACCGACCAGACATTGGTAAAAGTTTTAGCGTGTTATCACCCAGAGCACTCGAACTCAATTTTTTGATTGAAATGTCACACACTTGACTCTTCAATTTTCCAAGTTTGAAAAAATCGGGGTTACATCCGACCAGATGAGCACGCGTGTATAAATACTGAAGATCGAAACCGAATATGTTCCACCCAGTTAAAATATCAATGTTCTTTTTTTGTAGATATACCTGAAAAGCCTCGAGCATTTCCCTTTCGGTACTGAAACTCACTACATCTGGACCTTCGGTTTTTTTATAACATAGACAAACCTTTTCATATGGTTCGTCTTCACCAAATCTACATAACGACACAGCAATCTGGAAACACGCATCACCAATAATATTTGGGTCAGGAAATTTACCAGTGGAACTGTTACATTCGATATCAATCGATGCGACCACAAATGGAGCGATGTCATCCCGATGTACAGGTTTGAGTGTGCTCCACTTATTACAAAATAGATCGACATCCACATTCGCAAGGTGTGAACGTACACACTGGTCACCCGTATCAATCCATCCAGTCGATTGAATTCCCGTTCGATGCATCAGGCGAAGTACCGGATCTAAGTTTGATTCGTATACTTTCAGTTTTACCATACCAGACGTAAGGGCTAACGCATTTTTTAGAAAGTAGTCAACACGTCTTCGCATCGCCAAATTCACGAAATCAAGTTTCATGTACGCAAACTCTTCATTATTTTGAAACCCCCAAACATCTTTAGCCTTCATGATCGAATATGATGTCAGGCATTCAGGACATTTTCTATCTATGACGTTGTATATTTCCTGCGCAGTCTTTTGTGTAGCACCCCTTGGGAACTTGACAAAAAAGTACGGAGTAAATGAGGTAGTGACACATACAGACTTTCCGTCTTGAGTCTTTCCAAATATACTCACTAAATGTTCACTTTCAACATCCCTCGCCTCCCACGTGAGAGCTTGGAAGACGACCATATGTTTATATTGAGCGAAAATTTTAATATCATTTACTAATAAATGTCTGCCGCTTTAATTGAGCTCGTGTCGGTGGGTGCCCAGGATGTCTACATCACGGGTGATCCCCAGGTCAGTTTCTTCCGCCAGAACTATAAACGATACACCAACTTCGCCATGAAGCCCGAGCGTATGGATTACATTGGTACGTTCGGTTCCAATAACGAGGTTTCTATTCCTATCAGGTCCAAGGGTGACCTCTTGAGTTATGTTTGGATTGAAGCCACCAACATCGCCGGTATTCAACAGAACAGTGCCGGTCTCCATTCTAATAACGCCGCTACCCCTACCGAGTTCAGTCTTTGGATCGGTGGTCAGATGGTTTCGCAACTTGATTCCCTCTTCATTCAAGGTGTCTACAACCCTCTCATGCGTGATTCCGCTGCCAAAGCTTCCTTTGCGGTTACCACCAACAGTCGCAAGGATAACCACTCCGGCAACTATTACATGATCCCCTTCTTCTTCGGTGAGGACTGGACCAAGTGCCTACCTCTCGTGGCGCTCCAGTACCACGATGCCGAGATTCGCATCAAGTGCCGAGACAACTTTACTCCCGGTTCGACCCCCAAAGTCTTTGGTAATTACATCTATCTGGATACGGATGAGCGTAAGTTCTTCACCGATAACGATCACGAATTGCTCATCACTCAGACCCAGAATCAAATGCTCACCAAAACGGACACCGATGTCGATCTCAGTTATTTCAACCACCCAGTAAAGTCTCTTCACCTAGTGTCGGGTAACGCTACAGGTAACAATTGGGATGATGAGTTTAGTTTCCAGAAGTCTTCCCTCTACATTAACGGTGTGGCCCTCTTCGAGGAAACCTCTAACGTGTACCACCACGATATCGTCCCCGAAATGCACTGTACTGATCTCCCCGATGACATCATCGATGATCTCCCCACCTTCTCGTGGCCATTCTGCTTGACTATGAGTAAGATGCAACCCACCGGCTCCCTCAACTTCTCTCGTATCGACAACGCCAAGCTTAGTATCACCAACCCTTCGGGTGGTAACCAACTTCACCGTGTCTATGCGGTCAACTATAACATTCTTCGTATCAAGAATGGTATGGCTGGTGTCGCTTTTGGTAACTAAGTAAATCACGATCCACTAAAAAAATAAGTAAAAATGGTAAAGTCCCGTAAAGCGTCCAAGTTCGTTATCGATCTTGGACCGGAAATAGACAAGGTCGTCAAGAAGAAAAATGCTAAAATCAGGAAGCAGAAGGTGATCATCATGGCACTCGAGAAAGAACGCGACGAACTTCGTATTCGGGGTGATGATATGAAGATGAAAAAGCAAAAACTTATCATATCCAGTCTACAGGAGCGGATTGTTGAAGCAGAGAAACGTGCAATCGCGGCGGAAAATGAAACCCGAAAATACAAAGTTCGCCGCGCTGGTATAAGCAACAAAACGGTGGAGAATGCATTCAAGAATTTGCGAGAAGGTAAATCCCTTTCGAGAATGAAATCAAATACGATACTGTTGATTCAACAGTCTGGTCGTTGGGATGAAGCCAGGAAGATTCAAGCACAGAGAAAGTTATGTTAGTTCCAGTTGTCAATCAAAGTTTTCGTCTTTTCATACATCCTCTTCCCATAGAAGGTCTTACCCTTCTCTCCCTCCCAAATTGTGAGTCGGTCTTCAAGGAAATCCTTGAACGTATCCGAGTCACAGTTAGACTTGTATCGAACATTTTCGCACTTAAGTGCCTCCTCCATAGCAGCTAAACGACAATCCATTGAACGCTTAGCAAACTCATCAGGAGTGATACGACTGGACACATCAGCTGTTTTCTTGTTCATATATAACATGGACGACTCTACACTTTATACCATTTTGTATTATTGTCGTTCGTGTCGGAGGACATACGATGGTCACGCTCAGTGTTGCTTCGAAATGGATCACACCAAAGTTAAAATCCCAGTAAACACTAAATGATTCCCCTTATCATAGCGGGTGGTATCACCGCTGCTCTCACATACACCTATATGGGTCAGAACCTCATTTCCGCATCCGAAGCTAAGCGCCTCATCAAGAAGGGGAAGATAAAGAAGGTCATCGATGTTCGCACCATCACAGAATATCGTCTAGGACACTACCCCAGAGCGCTTCACATCCCCGTCGACAAGATTAACAAAAAAACGACTACGGAACTTCCCAAGAAGGGCTTACTCGTCTACTGCAACACTGGGCAACGAGCCAGATTTGCGGCAGAGAAATTGGAGGAACTTGGGTTCGAGGATGTCTACTATATCGCTGGACCCTACACCGGATTACTTTAGTTTGACCCCCAGGACCCTCCGCAACTTCTGAAGGACACTAGGGTCTGGGATAGCTCGACCCGACTCATATGAACTTATGATACCCGCATTCACACCCACCGCGATTGCTAAATCTTTTTGTGTTTTGAAACCTTTAGCAATACGTCCTTGTTGAATCATCTTTGCCATAGAGAGTGGTACCTTCTTGTGTGTCCCCAGCTCCTCATCCTCCAACTTCTGCTCCTTGGTGCGTTCATAGTGCTTCGCAGGTGGTCGCTGGTTAACAGGGGCAGCTTTTCCATGGATAATGACCGGAGTCCAGTCCTGATGACTCATTCTAGTTGTATCACCCGTTTTGTTTTTAAGATTCTTTCCAAACGTTCCCTTTCCTTTCGCATAAAGATCGTCAGTTGAATAACTTCACCTTCGAGCGTCACCCGTCCATGTTGCTTGAGAGAAGATACATTTTCAACTCTTACTAGGTCCACCCATGACATTTTAGACTCTGGTGTTTTACTGTGATGTATCGCCAATACGGCAGCATCTATCTTCACATCCTTGGGAAGTCGTTCACCCTCATAACACACAACGACGTGGGTGCCAGGGTACCCACTCGCATGCATCCACCAGTGCTTGGGGTCACTCATATTCGTGAGTTGGTCATTCTCTTTTGCGGATTGTCCAACCCGAACAGGTATATTACCTGATGCGATGTATTCTAGCATTCTATTTCCTCGTTACCAATACAATGCACGTCGTCCTTAAGCCCAGTCCTTCCGTGACCCACAAGT